TCTGGGGTTTTGCCATTGGGGTGGTATTCCTCACGGGCGCACCGTCAAGCGCTTCACCCACTGCGTCGGGTAAGGTTGAGACGCAGCGCCACCCAGGTGGGCGAAGGTGACACACGTGTCACCTTAATAACCTGGTGGTAAACTCCAGCCATCAAGTGGGTCGCCCCGTAGCGTGAAACGGGCCCTTAACGCGGGGAGCGTTTCTTTCTTCTTACTCACTCATCATGGTTACAATCATTCTTGAAACAATCGCTGCAGCAACGATCATCTCACCACTCGCAGGATATGCATCATACAAGCTGAACCGATTCTTGGAGCGTAGAAGGAGAAACAAGGTGGCGAAAAGGGTACTTGGCCAGTTTGACAATCTGGACTCGAACCTGGTTGGCGCCCATGCGGAAGTAGCCGCGGAGAGCTCAGGTAGTGACAGCCGTGAGGCGGTTACCCTAGCCTCTGCGCGCCTCCTCGGCGTGGGTGTTGGCAATGTGTCCATCTGTGCGGACTCGGCCGCTAAGGCAGCCGAGGCTATGCGAGAGGCCAGGGGCGGATGGATCAGGGTTCGCCCGGATTCATTCAACAAGTTGGCCATGGCAGCTGCGGATGAGGCTTACAACGAGTATGGGGCTCGTCGTAGGTCTGAGGCGAATGATCTCGTCACCAGGAAATTCTTGCGAGATCAATTCCGGCAGCTGGAGATTTGCGTGCGAAGGACATGAACCGTCTCATTGAGGTGGCGCTTCCGCTTTCGTATGTGCAACCCCCCCAGAGAGAGGTGATGACCGCCATGTGGGACTGTCCTGCTTTCGAGCAGCGCACCACATATGATGGTCGTCTCTTCAAATAGGGGGGCCCCGTCGTGGTACCTGGGGTGGGATGCAAGAAAAGCAAAGCCCCTGACCACCCTGATCTGCAGGTACAACATCGATATGGGGATCCCAAAGTCCGGAAGACCGCAAGGGTCACCGGCATTTCGCCAAGAATGGAACTAAAGAGTTTCAACAACACCATTGACACTCTGGAAAGGGCGGTGAAAGAACGAGTCTTTTACGTCAAGGAGAACGGCGAATTCGTTTCACCACCCAAACCAGAACGTGGCCATTTCAGGTCTGCTATGCTACAGACAGAAAAGCTACTGCAGCATCACCTCCCTCGGACCGCCCCGTTGAGTCGAAGCCAATTCGCTGAGACGTTCCGTGGCCGAAAGAGGGAGGTGTACCGGCAAGCTGTCCAATCATTGATGCTGCGCTCAATTGATAGACGGGACGCGGGTGTCAAGGTGTTTGTTAAGTTTGAGAAAACCGACTATACGCGTAAAGCTGACCCGGTACCAAGGGTCATCTCTCCTCGCGATCCTCGATACAATGTCGAGGTTGGACGTTATCTCAGAACAGTAGAGGAACCTTTGTTCCATTCCCTTTCCCAACTGTTCGAAGGCAAACGAACAGTGTTCAAGGGGATGAATGCTGTCGACAGTGGACGAGCGATGTTTGATTTATGGAATAGTTTCAAGCGGCCAGTGGCCGTTGGTTTGGACGCTTCACGTTTCGACCAGCACGTATCTGAGGATGCGCTACGGTGGGAACATTCCGTGTACCCAAAGTGCTTTGATAGCGCTGCTGACAGAGAGGAGCTCAGGCGTCTCCTCAAGTGGCAGCTGGTCAACAAGTGCGTAGGGTACTGTGAAGACGGGAAGCTCAAGTATACCAAACGCGGCACGCGCATGTCTGGGGATATGAACACCTCCTTGGGTAATTGTATCCTCATGTGTTCCATGATTAAACAGTACTCGCTCGACAGGGGCGTGCGGACCCTTTTAGCCAACAATGGAGACGACTGCGTTGTTTTCATGGAGGCGGAGGATTTTGCACGTTTTTCCGAGGGACTGGATGGGTGGTTCAGGGCCATGGGCTTCAACATGGTCGTCGAGCCTCCATGCTACCAGTTTGAGGAAATTGAGTTTTGTCAGACTCACCCCGTGTATGTGGGGCCTGGTTTTGATGATTACTTGATGGTTCGCCACCCAAAGTGGGCCATCGCCAAGGATACCATGTGTATCCACGGCTTCCAGAGTGATAAGATCTACAAGGCCTGGATGCACGCTGTCGGCACCGGCGGTCTCGCCATGACTGGTGGTGTACCCATTTTCCAAGATTTCTATCGATCTTTTGTGGAGTCTGGAAAACAGGGCAAGGTGCACTTTCACGAGCAGTCATGGGGAGTGCGTAGTTTGCAGAGAGGTATGGTTAGAGAGTATTCTCCCGTGCTTCCTGCAACGCGTGCCAGTTTCTACTGGGCTTTCGGAATTACTCCCGATGAACAACTTTGTATGGAGGAGTTTTACAGGGACTGGCGGTTCGGGTCTGAGTGGCGTGACGAGCTCAGTTTCCAACCTGTCTTGCCTGTTTAGCGTAGCGGCTATAACGTAGGGGGTCATGGAGGTTAAACGGACCAAAACGTTTCCTTAGGGTGTAAATATTTACGTGCTATCCAGAACGCCGAACGACTGCACGGCTCCAGCCCGCAAGGGCCTTCCATGATGAACAGTCTCCGTTGATGTCGGGCCTCCCCCACAACATCACTTTTAAGACACTATAACGCTACTATGTTTCGCTCAACTCCAAATACATCATCCAAGCGGACAAAAGTCGAGATCGAGGTTAGTGCCTCTGGTCAACCGAAAGGCGGCAAGAAGGAGCCTAAGAAAACCAAGTCTCCTCCCAAGCAAGTCGGTAACTATGCACCTATTAACACTCGAAATCCAATTAGTTTGGGCACGGGACCGCCAACGAAGGTGAAGCACAGGGAAATGGTGGCTACATACACAGTTCCCACAGGTGCTAGCTTTCCCGAACAAGTTTTGTTGAGCCAGCGATTGAATCCGGCAAATGGAGTTCTCTTCCCGTGGGCGGCACGTGTTGCTCGCAATTATGAGAAGTACGTTGTGCGCAACGTCAAAATCATAGTTGTGAGCAACAATGCCACCACCACGGGAGGATGGCTCGCTGCTGCGGTCGACCGCGACTCTTCCGATCCCACGCCCTTCTCCAAGCAGGACATGATGAATATGGGTTATGCGAAGGCGGACGCGGTATGGAGCGGTTTCGAGTTCTCCGTGCCATGTGACAATAGCGTCCGTTTTGTCGATTCGCAGGTCTCGGCATCAGACCAGCGTCTGGTGGATTTTGGCAAGCTGTACTTGGCAGCCTTTTCCGCCACCGCCGGCGCAACGTTAGACCTGTACATGCAGTACGAGTTTGACTTCTTTGTCCCAAGCGCGAACTACACCAACACGCAGATCCTTAACACCAGCGTTCTCTGGACATTAACCGATGTGTTAACTGGCCAGGAAAGTTTCGGTCCTGGATTTGTCGAACAGGATAAGTTCCGTGGGGCGGGCTATTTCGTCTTCAGGACGACTGGCACGTTCCTGGTGTCGTCTGAGATAGAGGGGTCCAGTCTCAATGCTGCAGGTTGGGCCACCGGCACTGGTTCTGATATCACCGCCACTGTTGTCGGAGGTGGAGAAACGGCCAATAGGTCGGCATTCAATTGGTTGTTGGTGGTGCGCAAGGCAGGCAATTTTGCCTGGATTCGCAACTCCCCTCCTACGGGAGCATCCATAACGAGGGCCAGGCTTGTTATCCAGCCTCTCTCCTCCGCTGAAGCGGCATTCTTCGCTCTTTGAATGGTAGTAAGTGCACTTCATTATTTAAAATTCTGCAGGTCACAGCAGGACACGGGGTCGGTCGTGTATAAATACCGGGTTTGAGACTTCCAACGCGTGACAACGGAGAAAACCTGGACAACCGGAAAATAAATTCGAAAACTGTTCTTTGCTTCTTTTCCCTCCTTGGTCTGGCGACACCACAAGTCGTCGTCGCAGCACCCCACGCCTAAATATTCCAGCCTTGGTCGTGGTCACCGTGCAGACGGT